TCCAGACAAAGATGAATTATATAGGAAAAGTACCGGGCTTTGCCCAACGCACAAATGAGCACGTTCGTCAGACACCATTCTTACCACCTGTAGAAACAGGAAAGTGGCGATCACCTGTCACTCAAGCTTTAATCAAACATGATTTGATGGAGTTTGGAAATAAGATTGGAAAACCACGAAACCACAATTTAACTTATGCTATTTCAAAGGCATTTAGTGAATTTAGCTTACCACAACAAGTGAAGATGATCCATTTAAATGATGTATTTCAGCAAGATTTAGATATATGGAATAAATCACCTGGCCTTCCATGGCGTGATTGTGGATATAAGACAAAGGGCGATATCAAACGCGACCCTGAAGCTATTCGTAAGGTTCGATGGTTCTGGCATAGAATAAAAGCAAACGAAGACATAAGAGCACCAGATTGTCTAGCTTATGTGCGTTCTCATGTTGCTGAGATAGGAGAGAAGAAGATTAGAGCTGTGTGGGGCTATCCTGCCACAATGACTTTCGGAGAAGCTATGTTCGCTTTACCACTTATTAGAGCGTATCAAACATATCGTAGACCAATTGCTTATGGTTACGAAACTGCACTCGGTGGAGCGATGAAGATATACAAGAGATTTTCAAGATATAGAAATTTTACAGGTCTTGATTTTAAACGGTTTGATAAAAAGGTACCAAAATGGCTAATAGATGTGTCATTTGCCGTTTTAGCGATGAACATTGACTTTGTTCATTATGAAGACCATGGCGTAGCTGATGCACGCCGAAATATCTTGATGTATGAGTACATTAAAAATTACTTCATAAATACTACAATTCGCACCGCAACCGGGCTGCGCTTTAGAAAGTCCTCTGGCATAGCTAGTGGAAGTTATTTTACACAGTTAATAGGTTCTGTTGCTAATTATATATTATGCCAATGGATGTGTTTAGAGATGACCGGAAATTTCGCTGAAGATATCCTAGTGCAAGGAGATGATTCTCTTATTGCTACTAGTGCGGTATTTGATCTACAGCAAGCACGTGACTTAATGTCCTCAATAGGCATGGAGATAAACCGTGTCAAGTCACAGGTCACTACTGAACTAGGTACCATGAAATTCCTTGGATACAGAATCGGATATGGAACCCCAAGTAAAACACGTGATGAATGGATGACAGCTCTTCTTTTCCCGGAAACACCTGATCTAACTATTGACCATTTACAATCTCGTGCCCTTGGATTGTATTATGCAAATATGTGTGTCGATAGTGGTTTTGCAAATTTATGCTCTCATATTGTAAATTGGAGGAAATTTGATTTGATAATTCCTCGTGATTTTGAA